TTAATGCTTTAACCTTTGCTGATTCTATTTCTTTTATTATAGTATCTGATAATGCTTCGTTGTCTAAATATGTTAATGTTATAAAGTCTACATTATCTTGAGTTAATATTTCTTTGTCTACCCAAAAAGAAGATGCTGGATTGTAATCTAACCATATATCACCTGATGTTCTAATTGCCATTTGATAATAAGAATCAAAGTCAATGTTGTTACACTCATTAACATAAAGTATGTTACGCCTTGCACCTCTAAGCTTGTCAGGTTGGTCAACACTAAAGAATTCTATATAACTACCATTAGCGAAACTATATTTTAAAGTAGACTTATTGAAGTTAGCGTCTGTGTATCTACCTAAAGCCATTATGATTTTTAAGAAATCTTTTAATGCTCCTCTTCTTAAATGTGGAATTGATTCTGATACTACACTTATTTCAAGCATAGGTTCTTTTATTGCTTTATCAATTAGCAATGGTAATATACCAAAAGTTTTACCTGCTGATGTACCACCTCTAATAACCTTAATACGTTGCTTTAGACGCAATAACTTTTTAATTGCAGTAGTTACTATAAATTCCATAAAATAGTGTCTTAGATTAAGTCTAAATCATCTATATTGAATATAGGTTGCTCATTAGTTACTGTAATATCTTTAGTCTCTCTTGGTTTACCTGCATAATAGTTATAAAACAATTGAACAAATTTAAAGTCTCCACGTTCCAATCCTTTTTCTAATGCCATAAATGCTGATGGTTCTAATGCACCTAACTTTTCTATTAGTTGTACTTCTTCTGCTTTAGACTTTCTACCTGCAGTTGTATGACCACCATTGAATTTTCTTTTATCTTCCATAATTAAAAAATATTATTATTAATTTAAAAATAAAATAAAAGTTTTATTGTTTATAAGTTAACTTGTATTTTCATTGTTGCACAACTTAATTTATGGTTGCCATTTTCTTGATTACAATATTCACATACTTCCCAATAGTAATCACATTGATTGTTTATATTAGGTTCTTTTACAAAGTATGATTGATTATACTTACTTGGTTCTGCTTTATATCTGTAACAGGTTTTTGATAATTCGCAATAGTTACCATTACACATTGTTATATCTGCCATAGTTATTTGTTTTTAAATGTTTCTTTGTAGTATTGTTTTGCATTAATTGTAGGAAATGAATTTTGGCCATCTTCCCAAGCATCAATAATCTGTTGCTTTTCCATTTCTTTTGCATCGTTAATTACTCCAATTATAACTTGAGGATAATTTTCTTTTTCTATTATAATACCTTTAAACTTTAAATAATCTTCTATAAATTCTACTGCTGTCATAATATTATCTTTTATAAAGCTTTGCTAATTCCTTTGTTACTTCTTTCCAATGTTCTGTTTGATACATATCACCCATACATACAAGTCTATTATATTCTTTAGTGTATTTATTATAAAGTATTACTGCCCGTTCATATGGTGTTATTTGCTCTATTGTTTGTGTTGTCATAACTTTTCTATTTCTTGTTTAACATCATCTAAATATTTATCGAATAAACTACCTTCTGTTAAATAAAACAATCTTTCGTGAAACCATTTAACTTCATCAACTGCTATTAATGAGCATCGTTTTGCGTGAATTACATTTGTAAAATATCCATCATCATCTTCTTCAGTTCTCAAAGCGTGACAATATTTATCAAATAATTCTTTTGCTTTTTCTTTTGGTGTCATAATACTATAGATTTAATTATTAATACTATTGCTAATGCAACTATAAAGGATGCTATAATTGCAAATGTTTCTACTGCTATTTTTTCTTGTTTTGGTGTCATAGTTTATTTATTAATTTTTTTATTTCTTTTTTTAATCTTTCATTTTTACTTTTAATAAATGCTAATTCAAATTTTAATTTTATGTTCTCTATTTCAAGTTTGTTAAATTGTATAGTATCATCTTTTATATTCATAGTTTTAATTTTTTAAAAATGTTTCTATTTGTTTAAATAACCATCCTGTTAAATATGCTTCAGGTTCATCATTAAATCTATCTAACTCAATTCCTTTATCTTGATAAATTAAGTTTTTTAAATGAACTACTTCGTGTGCTATTATAGTTCCTTCAGTATATTCAAAAGCTACAATATACTCACTAAATTTATCAGGCACTCGCATTGTAATAGCCCCGTAGTCAGATAAAGATTTTGTACCATATTTCTTCTCAATATAGGATAAGTCTTTATCAAAGATTATCATTAATTTACACTGATATATTGGAATCTTTATTGTTTTTTGTTTCATAGTCTTATGTTTTTTATATGTTCGTTTAAATGTTTTATTTCACAATCTCTTTCTATAATTTCATAATCTCTTTCTATAATTTCATTTAACATATGTGATTTTTCTTTTTTTAATTTTTGTATTTTTATTTTAGAAGAAATTACTAAATATAAAATATAAATGTTCAATAATAAAAATATAACAATATACATAATTATAGTTTTATGTTTTTATTCATTAAGTAAAATGCTTCTAATCTATCTTGTATTAATGTGTGTTGTGTTGTTCCTTTAGTGTTTAACATTAGTGTGTTTAGTTCATCTATTATTTTGTGTTCGTATCTTGGTTTTTCTATTTGTTCTTTTAGTTCTCTTTTAAGATTAAAGTTTTCTAATGTAAGTTTATGTATTTCGTGTTTTGCTTTTTCTATATCTGAAAGTTCTTTTAGTTCTGTTTCATCCATTGTAAAGTAACTTAGTACACTTGCTTTAAATCTTTTTAATTCAGGATTATATTCTTCATACATCTTATAATTCTTTAAAGCATGAATAACTGTAGCATGATTTAATTCTATACTATCTCCTATTGACTGTAGTGTTTTGTTTGGTTTTAATTCTTTTAGTATATTACAATATAGTGAACGTAATTCAATAACTTCTCTTTTACGTGTTCTTACTTCTATATCTGTATTTGTTTCTTGCTTAATTATTTCTTTTAATCTTTGTGTAATTTCCATTATTATTTATCTTTTATAAATGTTCCATTCTCCATTTTACCTGTTCTTTTTGCTATTACATTATAAGCGCTATTAATACAATCTTCTATATTATATCCTGCTAACTTAGATAGATTAGTTAATACTACTACACAATCACCAATAGCATCTATTATTTCTTCTTTATCGTTATTTAATAAAGCTTTTGCTAATTCACCTGATTCTTCTTGTAGTTTTATATATTGAGTCTTTACATCACCTTTATCAAATATTCCTTTTTCTTTAGCCCAAGTTCTAATATTACTAAATATTTCTAATTCAGTTGATTCAACAGGTTTTAAATAATTTTGTAATGCTCCAATATAAATAAACCTTTCTTTATTATGTGCTGAAGATACGTTATTTGATTTACACCATTCTATAGTTCTATTGTCAAACTCTATATGACTACCATCTAATAGTTGTACTAACATAGGAAATTTATATCCTGTTAAATGTAAATCATCTGTTCCTTTAAATGTAATTGTTCTTAATGTTACGTGAATTGTTTTGTCCATTGTTTTTTTGTTTTTATTAATCATTAATTGTAAGTATGAATTTTTATCTTTTTTGTAATTATATACTTCTTGAAAATGTATTTCTAATCTTGAAGCGTGTGATATATTATCTGTTGATGCAAGTATATCATATTCTTTATAACCTTGTATTTGTTCAACACGTCTTTTTAAATCATTCGTGCAACCTACTTTAACTCCTTTAATATGATATATGTAATACATAGTTAAATTTTTCTACCACAAAGAGGGTATATATATGAATGATATTGAGTACCTTTTTTTATTACTTTATTATTTTTAAATTTAATATCCTCATCAGCTACACTATCTTTTCTACTATAGTAACCAATAGAATCTCTATCATTTTCAACAACAAGTATACTTCCAACATACTTATTATTAACGTGATACTCAATAAAAAATCCTAAATCTTCAAATACTTGTCTCATGGTTGTTTGTTTTTGTTATACAAATATACTTATTAATTTTATTTTATTTACAAGTTATTTACAATTTAACATAAATTTAACACTTTTTATTATAGTGTCTTTCATATATATGTAAGTTTTGAGCGTAATGAGTATAGAATCCTTGTTCTACATTTAAAGATTTACAAACTAATTTATGTAATTGTAAAAATGTATAAGCATCATTGCAGAATCCAAACCATAAGTCATTGCTTCTCATTAATACTGTCATATGTAACTTACTTGAATCAGGTGTAAAATAGAATTGAATTGATAGTGTGCAAGGAGTATCTTTAGAATACTCAGAGTGTTCCTTTCCATCGTAGATAGATATTAATGCACGACGAGAATATTTGTCCCTCTGAAGTTCTTTAATTACATATTCTAATTGATTGTTTCTACTCCATTGCCAACCATAGTTTGAGTTAACATAACCACGTTCATCCATATGATTATACCAAATCTTTGCTACTTTAGCTATTTCAACAGCGCTTCTATCTTTACTTAAATACCATTCCCATTCTTTTTCAGCGTAATCTAATTTAAAGTTTCTAAATTCAGATCTAACTATTGATTCAGATGTATCTAATATAGTAAACATTTGATTGTATAATGCTTTAGTACCTGTTTCTTCTTGTGCTACTTGACTATCTAACTTTTCGTAGTAATATTCAAATGCTTCTGTTATTGTTTTAAATTGCCACATATGTTTTCTTTTTTTATAGGATATTTATATCCTTGTTTGTCTTCAAATAAATAAACTTTTGTTCCTTCGTATAATATTTCTGTTCCTTTAAATTTAGCATACATAGTTTCACCAGCAAATTTAAAATAATATTTGTTATCTATTACTAATTTCATCTATTATTTCTTTTAATCTATTATCAAACTTTTCTTTATTCCAAGAATAAGAAAATATAGCTTTTCTTTGTTCTAATGCTACTTCAGTTAATTCGTTTTCATTTAATTGTTCAATATATTTATAAGGTAAACCTAAAGCCTTTAAATCATTGTAAGAAGTTATAATTATAGATTTTTGTAAAGCAGCATAAATATATCTAATTCTAAACCAACCACTACCTGAGTGTGGATATTCAGGACAAAGTATTCCCCAATATTTACCACATTCATTATAAACATCTGTTTCTGTTTCTAATTTAATAGAATCTTTTATTGATTTAGCTCCATAGTAAGTAGTTTTCCATGCAAATCCTTTTTTCTTTACCCAACCACTATGGTCTACTAAAGAAGCTAACATGTATTTTCTTTCTTTTATTTGTTGTTCTGGTCTTAAATTTATATTCCAATTTTCTAAAACATAAGGAGTAAGATCTAAGTTATAAATATTTTTTGATTTAATTATCTTTCTAACTATATCTTTATTACCCCAATCAAATGCTGGAATTAAAGAATCATAAAAACCTTTACTTAATTTGAATATAACTTCTTTAACTATATTAATATCAAATGATTCATTGTTAACTCCACTATAAAAATAATCACCATTACTCCATTTTTTACTTATAGATTTTTCTAATATACCTGGTTTAAGCATTGTTTCAAATGATTTCATATTAGAATCTATTTTCCAATCTTCATAAAATACTAAACATTTTTTTACTTTATGTAAAGCATATAAAGAATTAAATATATATTTTGAATAATTACTACTACCAAAACATCCTACACCTACTATAGCTAAATCGTATTCTGATAAATCATCATCCCATTTTATTTCTTTTCTATCTACTATATAGCCTTGTTTTCTTAAAGATTCACATATAATAGTACTATCATCTATTCTTTTAACTCTTGCTCTTTGCCAAGCTAAATCATCTGTTTGTTTAGATGTGCTTCCTGTAAATAAAATCCTCATACTACTTACTATTATAGTTATTTAAACTTCCTAAATAAGCTACTGCGTCAAGTAAATTATCTTCTTTATGATTATAAGATTGTCTTGACAACTTTAAAGCTACAAGACACATGTATATATCTTGAGCAGTTAATTGTTTACCTGTGCAACCTGAAGCTATCATAGCAGCGCGTTCCATACCTTCTTCAAATGGTCCATACATTCTTTCTTTTTCTTCAGAACGTAAATTAATAATCTTGTTTGCTTCTTCTAAAATGTTCATTGTTTTTGTTTGTTTTAGTTAATAAAATGTAAATATATAATTTTTTTTTAATTAGTTCTTAATTTTAACAAATTGTAGCATTCAATATAACGTTGTCTTGCTTTTCCTTTGTGTATTTTTTTAAATAATTCATAAACTCTTTTTGTATATTTATAACGTGAATCACAATGCACAAGTAACTTTTCAGCATATTTCTTTCCATAACCTTTACAATATTGTACATTATCTGCTCCATCACCTATAATCATTTGCTCATAAAAATTATACATAGCTTCTGATTCAGATATATCATAAACACATTTATGCTTAGCATGATAGTTATATATCAAAGCAGGAAATTGCTTGTAATCTTTATCGATTGATATTATCATTACATTATCTCTACCATGTTCTTGTGATAGATTATACCAATATCTTGCAACCATATCATCTGTCTCTACTCCATAACCTATTATTGAATCATAATTGTCTTTTACAAATTGATGCATCTCATTTAACAATGGTGGTAGTTCGCTATTAACTCTATTAGCTTTGTACTTTGGAGATATATATTTTCTAAAATTACCTTTAGAACTTGAAAAAACAAGCACTTGATTTATTTCATATATTTCTTCTAAATGATTTATTATACTCATAAATCCTTCGTCAAACTTATGTACAGTTAAAGCCATTTCAGTATAGAATCTTTCGTCTTCTTCGTGTTCTTTTCTTTTACAACAACTTGAATAAATTAAACTGTCAGCATCAAATAGTAGTATCATATTAATTTTTATTAGAATTTAACAATATTAATTTTAAAATATAATTATAAACACTTAATTCTCTCGTAGTACTGTTAATCATTGATGTTAATTGGTCATCATTTAAATCAGTTTTACCTGTTATTAACTCATCTACATATTGTTTTAATTCTCTATCTAAACCAATTATTTTAGATTGAATCTTAATTAGTGCTTGTTCATTCATTATCTTATTTTTATATTATCTAAATTTAACATTGTTTCATCGTAATTTAATACATCTTTTACTTCTTGTTCATACGTATCAGAATAATTAAATTGTGCTTTTATAGCTTCTGTAATTTCTTCTAATTCGTGTTTAACATAAGTGTTTTCTACTTCTGCCATTAACCAAGTAATGTTTTCTAATCTTTTAATAATTTCTTGTTGTGTCATAATGTTTGTTTTAATTGTTTAAGCAAATATAAAAAAGTTATTAATACGAATTACATTTTAACAAAAAATTAACATAAAAAAAAACTACCTCTTTTGAGATAGCTTTTGAATTATTATTTTTCTGTATACTTCATTAACGGATTCTTTATTATTTCCACGTTTCCATAAGAAGTCCATTATTCTATTTATTCTTTGTAATGGTGATTGTTTACTTTTCATATTGTTTTAATTTTTCTAAATACAAAATCATATCCATAGCCTCTTCTTGAGCATGTTGTAGCCACTCTAATCGACTTAAATCTGTTCTGTCTAATGTTTTATTGTATTTTTTTATTCCTACCTCAGAACGTTGTTTAAATTGTTCTATTACTGATTCTACTATTGTATCTTTCATTTAAGTTCTAGTAATGTTTTAAAATGATTTAACGCTATTATATACCCTTTTTCTTGTTTAGTTTTTTTATTTAATAAACTATAGTTTTCTAAAGTAATATCTATTCTTTTTATTATTTCTTTACGTTTCATTTGTTTGCTTGTTTGATTAAGTAATACCAAAGCCAAATTAATTTTGACCTTATAAATTCATAAAATACTATTATTAATATATAATTCATTTTGTAAATCTTTTAGCGTGTTGAGTGTAAAGTTCCATTGTTTTTTTTAAAGCATCGTATTCCGTAAATTCAACGTCAATATTATTCTCTTTGTAATTATGTACTTCCAACCTATTTGATATTTGAAATTTAACAACTTTAAATTTTTTAGTATATTGAATAGGTTGAATCACATAAGCTAAATCATTTCTGTTACATACATACATACTTTGAATTTCTTTTTCTGTAGGTTTATAATTAACTTCATATTTTTTAGCCATTAATCTAACTTTAAAAAATCAGTTTCACAATACTCAGTAAACCACTCTTTGTTTTGTTTATATTTGTCAATTACTGCATTTATAAATATTAACTCGTCTATTGAGCTTGTTTGAAGTTTTTTAATTATTTCTTCAATGCTATTTAAAATATTAGTAGTAGTTTCAGGATCTGTATTATAAATTATCTTATATTCGTTTCTTACAGTTTCTTCTAAGTCTTTATTTAAACTATTTATTTTATGTTTAATTTGTTGCTTATACTGAGTTGTAAAAAACAAACTTTCATTTGCTTCTAATAATAACTGACTTAATAAAACGGATTTTAAATACTCTTGTTGTATAACATTTTTATTTTCCATATTGGTCATAAACTTGTTTTAATTCTTGAATTTTACCTGCCCAACAAGATCCGCAAGAACTTAATTGCAATCTATAATTAAATACATTAAAGTAAATTTCAGAAATTAAACTTTGTTCTGCTGGTGTTAACGTGTTTTTACTTGGTGCAATTAAATCAGTAAGCGCATTGTAATCCGATTCAGTTAAACAATTAACTTGTCTTGTGTAAGAAAATAATTCATTTAGCTTTGCTTTACGTTCTTCGCATCCACAATCAATCCCTGTTGCTTTGCTAAACATTTCTACTGCAGCTTTAATTCCTGTTGCTTCTGTGATTTGTTCAATTGTATCACCTAAACCTTGTGCTTTCTTTTTAGCCATAATTTTAATTTTTAATAAGTGTTATTGTAATCGTTAGTAATATAATCTTGGTAATCTTTATTGAATTTAGTATTTAATATTTCTTTATAGTTTTTAATACTATGGAATATTGATATTAAACTTATATTTGTTTCTTTAGCAATATCTCTCATTGACATATCAGAATCTCGATATAATTTAAAAAGCTTTTTATCGTACCAATGCCAATTATCTATTTCTTCATCAATCATTAAACAAATATCGTTGTAAGCATTATGCTCTTCTATGTTTGAATCATCAAATAATTCCCAACATCCATCAAAAGATACTTTTTGTATTGTTTTCTTTTTATTGTAATATTGATAATATAAAGAACGTAGTGTAAAAAACATATAACCTTTTCGTACATTTCCTTTATCATCTATTAACTTTTCTGCATTTGCATACTTCATTAAAGCAATATAAGATTCTTGTACTATATCTTCAGCGTAATCGTACTCACCAAGTTTTTGGATTGTTTTAACCCATTCCTTGTGGTGCTTTGCTACTTGTTCAAGCCATTTGAAGTTGTCCATAAAAAGTTAAATGAAATAAATAATATTAGTATTTGAATAGTATGGTCAGTTTCAGTATCATAAACATCATCATTGTATAAAGCACCAAACATAAAACCTTTAATTGGGGTTATTAATATATTACAATCAAAAAAACTTGTTGCAATAAATACTAATGCTAAAATAAATACTAATAATACTATAAATAATTCCATAATTTTATTTTTTTATATATGCTGATTTCTTTTCTGTTTTTATTTCTGCTATTTGTACTTCTATATTAACGTGTGTTAATTCTGTATCTACTTCTTTTAACTTTACAATTAGATTTTCTATTTCAATCCAATCATATTTAGAATCCATTTCAACTAACTGCTGTAAATATATTAACTTTTCATTTAAGTCTTTAAAATAACTTATTAACATTTTATTATCTGAATTTAATACTAACATTCTTGTTGCAGAAGTTTGTAATTCGTTTAAATGTGTTTTAATTGTTGTTTCCATAATTATTTTTAATTTCTTTTTTTACTTGATTCCAAAATAAAACAAAAAGACTAATTTCTGCTCTAACTTTAGCGTCTAATTCCATAGCGTGAGATGTATTTGTATAATCAATAGTATATGCACATTCTTTATTTGCATTAATTATTTCATCTATTACATCAATAATAATTCTTTTACTTAATTCATTATTTATACTCGCTACAATCCAACCATATTTTTCATCATCATAAGATTGGTGTTTTAAATAAAATTTATTCCAAAGCTCTTTAGCTTTATTTTCTACGTTAATTTCAAATTGATTTTTCATATTAAAATATATCTTTTAATGGGTCGTAAAAAGCACCTTCAACTTGCGGTAAACCAAAACTATTAACTTTAAAACTAAAGTTTTCAAATGGAGCATTACGTGAACGTTTGCAAGATACTGTTACTAATGATTTGTTTACTGTGTTTAATTCTAATTGTATTTGTGTTTCTGCTTTCTTTTCTAAAAACGATCCTAAATGACCTGTTGGTTTATCTGATCCGAAGTTTGAGTGGATAACTGTTACTATATGACAATTTAATTCTTTAGACCATTTCATTAACTTTTGAACTACTGCATTTGATTCTTCAATGTTATTTACATCAGAACATAAATCCGCAATACCATCTATAATAACTAAACCGATTTCTTTAGATTCTAATTTGTCGTATAGGTAGTATTCTATAAAGTCAACACGTTCTTTAAATGATAATTGTCTTAATGCTAATGTATGATATCTATCAGTTTTTAAACTTGTCATATCTAATGGTCGTTTAAATACCATTTGAGCGTGAAAGTTACCTTGTTCAGTATCAAAATGAATTATATTTTTATTCTCTCTATTTGCTTTTAAATCGCCACAAAATGATTCTAATTTATCAGACAAATAAACTGCTGATAATAAACTTACAAAAAATGTTTTCTTTGATTTTGGTGGTGCTTGAACAAAACTAAAGTTACCATAAGTTCCTAAAGGTATAGGATATTCTTTTAAACCATCTTTTGTTTCATATGTTTTAGTTCCAAATGATATTGCAGGTTTAGGATATTCTATTTTTTCTAATGGATTTATAAAGCAATCTTCTTCAAACATTTGCATTAATAGCCTTTGTGCTTCTGTATCCATATTATTGTTTTCTTTGTTTTTGTTTTAATTTAGTAAGTGTCAGGCAAAGTAGTTCGGTTCTACATACACGTATTTATTTATGCCTAACATTCTTACTTGTTTTAATCTAATTAAAATGGTAAATCTGCTTCTACTTCTTTTGCAGTAACTTCTACCTTTTTATCTGCAAGCTTAATGTTTCCATCAGTCCATACAACATTTCCATTACCTAAATACATTTTAGGCTTTTTAGCTTCACGTTCTTCTTTAGTTTGTGAATCTGTTGCAGAAACGTTTTGACCCCATTGGTTTGATTCGTCATTTACTCCAATAGTAAAATTGTAATAAACTGCGCCATCTTTACCTTGAATAAACTTTTCTTTTGGTAATTTGTCAACTCTTAAACTTAAATTAATTAATGCACCCATATTATTTGTTTTTATTTGCTTACCTTTTTTTACTGTTGTCAGCTATTCAGTTTTACAAATATATTATTTATTTTTTAATAATTCATCTTTTACTTCTTTTGTCATTTTATATTTTGACTCAATTGTTGCAATATTACCACCATTTTTTAAATAATCAATAGCTTTATTAAATTCAGGTGTATTTTTATTTAACCATTTTAAATCATCTGTTTTAGCAGGTGTTTTATCGTGCTTATTAGTTGCGTCAGGGTCTTGTGTATCGTCAATCAATAGTAAATTACCTAAAGCATATTTTTTACCATAAGAAGATGCAGAACCAAATTGTTGAGGTACTTGCATACCTTTTTGTTGTAAGTCTACACCTACAATAGCTGTTGCTGATATTTCATTAATTCCATTATCGTCATAAATTGTAGCTTTACTTTCTAAAATTGGAAATCCAAAACCATTAATAATACTTTCTGTTATTATAAAACTTACTTGGTATTTTTCATTAAAAGGTTTCAATGCTTCTAATATATCCTCTGCACTTCTAAAATTGTATTTACCAAAGCTGTTAAACTTTGACTTACTTGCTTTAAATTCTTTTTGAATTAAAGATAATTTCTTGTTTAATGTTAATTCCATTTTAATTGTTTTTTGAGTTATAAAGTTCTTGTTTAATTACTGTTTTGTATTCTTCAGGACATTCTATATCTGCTAATTCAAAAACATAAGTTTCTAATGTTGCAATATGATGTTCTAATTTACATATTTGAGCCTGTAAAGCTTCCATTCTAAATCTGTTGTAGTCTAATAAATCTTTCATATTAAATAAAGTTTGAAATTAATAATTGCATTGTAAATAAACCCGCCCATAAAAGTAAAGCTAATCCGAAATTTTTTAATGTTTGTTTCATAATGTTTGTTTTAATTGTTATTGTTTGATGAGGCAAATATATAAATACATTTTAAATAAAAAACTATAATATAAAATTTTAACAAAACTTTAACAAGATAAAAAAACCCTGCACTATTAATACAGGGTCTTAAAACAAAGAAAAACAAGAAACAAATTATAAGCTATTTACTTTTTCAGTATAGTATTCTATTAACTCTATCAAATCTATATCTGCAAATTTAACTACTTGCTTTGATTTAATATGTAACTCTTCAGATAAGTTATTACCAAGATATTGACTAAATTTATATTGTTCACCTGAACGAGATATATTACATCCGTAACATTGAACACCTACGTTTCTTTCGTCCCATCTTGTTGAGTAATGTGAACGTGACATAAAATGGCCACATTGAAGTTTTTTATAATTATCATGCTTTCCGCAAGTAACACATTTAGCTATATCATTAAAGGCGTCTTTACGTCTTATGTATTGACTAAATATTGCGTCAAGTTTTACTACTAAAGATTTACGAGTAGGTTTTTTCATTTTTCAAATATATATATATATTATTAACATATTAGTTAATAAGTATTTATATATTATTAATTTATATATATTAAATATTTAATTATATAATAAACCTTTTATATTTATATATAATATAAAGTATTATAATACCTATGATAAAATATATATATATAAAATAATTAGCTTTTTTATCTATTTCTTTCTGTTTAATGTTTTCTTTAGTAGAAGTTTGAACCTTATTAGTAGTTTTAACGTGTTTAGAGGCATTCTGAGACACTTTTGTCTTATTGTTATATAAACTATTAGTTTTAGTTTTTTTATAGCTTAAAACAACGTTTTTATAAGTTTTACCTTCTACAATAAATTCTTTTAAACTATCTAAAGGTTTAATTATAATTTCATCAATATTTATAATAGTCTTTGTATTTGTTTCTGCAGTAGAATCTTTAACTTTATTTTCAGTTAAATCTATTTTTGTTTCAACTAAACTATCTTTTTTAATATCTGTTGTTTTAATATCAACCTTACGTGATGCACAACCAATTAAAAATAAACTAACTAAAATAAATATGTGCTTCATAATTTCTTCTTCTTGTTAAACCTGCTACTTCTTTTTTATTTACTTTATTCCACTTTTTAAATTCTAATTCTATAGAAGTGTCATTGTGATTTTTGTTTACTTTTTTTAATATAGTAGAACTTGCAAAGTTACCTGTTCCGATATTATATGCTAAAGAAACTAATGCGTTGAATTGATTTTGATTTAAAGGACTTGTAACTAATTTATTTACTTTATCAGCAAATCTATCAGCTATTGTTTTAAACATTTCAAATGCTTGTAATTTAGTGATTTCTTTGTCTAACATTGTTACACGTTTACCATCAGAATAGTATGTATTACCATATCCTATTGTAGGAATCTTTGCAGGGCATAAATAAGGCTTTGCACTAAAACCCTCGAATTCTGTAATTAAAAGATAGCCCGAATTATTTAACCTCATTGTTTTTGTTTTTTTCCATTAGATACCATCTTCTTGCAGTATATCCTGTAGCTATTACAAAAGCTATTACCTTCATAATAACATCAACATTTGCAAATGTGAACATAAAATAGCCACCTGTAATAACTGATTGCCTTAAATCTAAAATGTATTGTTTCATTTTCTTAATCGTTCAACTATATTTGTAACTCCTTCAATTCCTATATAAGCTGTAGCAATAACAACCCAATCAGAAGAGGTTAAACTTTGGTTAAACAATCCAAAACAAGCAATAGCAAAAACTAATAATTTTCTGCTAATTAACTTGTTTAATATAACATCAAATTGCTGCCTGCTCATCACTTAATAATTTAAAATCTATTTCTTTAATTGGCTCGCATCCTGCAAAATTATGCTTTGGATTATTTGGGAATATTTCGCTTTCAAACTTGTACTCAATATCACTCATAATATCATAAGCATATCCGTCAGCGTAAACAGGTGCGGTTACTTCTTTAAAGTCTGCATCGTAAGTTCCATTAGTCAAAACTATTTTACCAATTTCTACAATAGCTTGTATTCCTTTTCCGTAAGCAAGTTGCTTTTCTTTGTTTAAATCCTCAACCTCAATTAAAACTCCTTTTTTTAAGAAGTCTTTTATTGCAGTTTCTTTATCTAAATAATTAAGTTTATAAATATTCATATTATATAGTTGTTAGCGAGGCAAGCTCTGAATTTGTTAAACGTGTTTTAAAAATAATAGATGAATTATATCTTGAAAATATTGATGAAGTTATACTATGTGAAGCTCCAAAATTTATTCTGTCTAAAGAAATAGGTGTATTTACTGAATTTTCAGAAGTAGAATTTATTTTAACGCCATTAAGGTAAAAAACTGAATCGCCACTTTTATAAGAAATAGCTATTTTTAATCTTTGATTATCAGTAAAATTTGTTTGTCCATTCATACCAAGATTTCCATTACCATTCATTTGATAATAAATAGTATTATTAGAAATATTATCTAATCCAATTTGAACTCTATTATTTTGCGTACCATCACTTAATTGAGCAATAAATCCACTGTTTAAACCAACTTTTAAATTTACATCCAAAAACAAAGTCCCCTCTGTTTGCCCTATTAAACTACTTATTCCTGTTTTAGAAATAACATCAGCGTTACGAGTTACAGCGGTGGCTACAGTCGGCACGTATGAAGTGGCATAACTTCCTAATTCAACTTGAGCACCATAAAAATAAAAATCAAACCCCGATTGTAATGCTGAATAATCAATAACTACAAAAGTTCCAAGAGTTATATTTTTTGTAATATCAAATCTTTGCCAATTTGTTGTAACAGCTATGTTTTTTGTTGTACCACCACTTCCACCAATATCATTAATAACAATATTTATATTTACTGCTGCAGATGCTTTTACATAAATTGAATAAGTATAAGTTCCTGCACTTAAAGCAGGAAGTATTCTATAATTATAACCACCATTACTTGTTATTTTAATAGCATTTTGTGTTCCATCAGGACTAATTCCACTATTTGCAGTTCTTGTTGTTGTTCCATCATCTGCCCAATATGTAGAAGTAAAGTTATTTGAATAAATTAATAAATTCGTTCTTTGTGGCTCTACCAATAAACTCGGACAACTTCCGTTTGTGTAATCAATACGAGGTATATTTAAACGTGTTGTTGTAGGGAAATATTCTGTTGCTGTTGAGCCTTGTTCTAATTGAGCGCCAAACACAAAAACTCCTTTTGTAATATCCCCTAAATAACTTTCGTATGTTGCAGTTTTTTGTAAAATAACCGTTACTTGGTCTAAATTAGTTGTATTAGACGGATGAATTACTGAACAACGAAACCAACCATTACCTACATTTTCAATAGCAGTAGTTATTCCTGTATTTGAGCCAACGTTATTTACATAAACTCCGTCTTGTAAATCAAAAATAGGTCTTGCTACTCCTTGACCGCTAACGGTTGCTAATTGAACATATCTACGACCGTTTTGTTTTAAATAAACACTATATGTTAAAGAATTGTTATAACTACCAAACCCACCATTTGTAACGTAATGGTCAAAAACAGTAGTTGCAGTTTCCATTAAACTACTTGCGTTATTTAATCCAAATGGCGAAGTTGTAACATTATTTGTTTTAGTTGCATTAAGAACACTAAAATCATTTAAAGTGTCTGAATATCTTAATAAATTTCTCGGTACTACTTCAATCAATCCCGCACTATTTACTCTCGTTGCTGTTGTAGCACGAACAACATCCATATCGCCCGCTCCACTTGAGGGAACTACTGAATATAACTTGCTTTCTTTGTACGAATTTGGCGTTACTATTAACGATGCTTTATCTAATAAACTCATATTGTATCTAAATTATTTAATGTTTGTACTAAACAAGATTGTGCTTCGAATACTCCTGCATCTGCTATAACTCTTGTTATAAAATTAGTTGTTATTACACTTTCATTTCCTACTATTTCAGTTTCACCTGAATAGCTTACATAGTGAGAATAACCCCAATTAATAGAATTGTTTGCAGCACCTTGACCCCATCCAATTGTGTTATTATTTGCACCTTGACCCCAACCTATATTATTTGCCATTTTGCTTTTCTAATTTATTTAAAAAGATTTCTAATTTTTTAACATTAGTTTCTTTTGGTTTATATGTTTCTTTTATAGCACCCATCCTGTAAAATTTGCGTCTTTATCAGGATACATATCTGCATTTGAATTTAGATTGTATTCAGGAAATAAAACTTGATTGAAAGTCATATAGTCTATAAATCTATTAGTATAACTTTGTGCAGTATCACGTGCTTTTTCAATTAAAAAATCTATTTCTGTTTTATCAACTACAGTACTGTTTTCAGAATTATGTTTGAATACACCTTTCTCGCTTATTTTAATAGATGCATAAGGTAAATATTCTACCATAGTCCAATGTATTACCATCATTTTAATATAGTCGCTTAAAAGCGTTGTATATGGACTTGCTAAATTACCTGCTACAATACCATCGTTAATCTTATTGTATAATTTAGTTCCTAAATAGTTCTGTATATGCACTTGTTGTGCTTGAAAGATATATTGTGTATAGCTATCAGGGTCTACATTACCATTTATAATAGTATGTTTAACTAAATCATTTGTTGTTATAAAGAGTGCTTTTGCCATTTCTTATTAATTTGTATATCCCATTTTATCCCAATATTCTTGTGTGTATCCTTTCGTAGGCATATCACTTGGCTTCATAGAAACTTCTTTGTCATTTCTTATTCTGTATCCGTATCTTTCAGCTATTGCAATAGATAATGGTTCTGCATTAGGATTCGTAGGGTCTATTTTAGTTTCAAAACTTGCATATGTTCTACGTAACCATTTATGATTGCATCTTGCTCCGCCCTTGTAAAGCCATATAGAATAGGTGTTTGAACCTTTAGGACCAAAACCTGAATTTACAACTTGTGTTTCCATAGCTATAATATCCTCTTTACGGTATACTTTTTTAGCACGAATCATTTTATTGCAAAATTCACGTTCACCTGTTAAATCACCACTATAAACATATCTTGTAATGAATTGAACGCCATCTATAACTTTATCTTGTTCAGGGCTTTTAGCGTTTGGTCTTGCTGTACCTGTAGAAGTGATAAATTTCCACATTTTAGATAATGTACTTTTCTTTTTATTATTTAAAGTATTTATTTCAGCATCTAATTCTTCTTCTGTATCATAATCAACTTCTGTTTCATCAATTAAAAACCATTCATCGCTTAATTCTTCACCTTTATCGATTAACAAATCAGCAATAGAATCACTTGACATTTTAACACCTGTTTCTTCTTCAGTTGTTTCTTTGTTCATTCCTTCAACATCAACAAATTCTAAAGGCTGTATAGTCTTAAAATATAATTTTAATGATATACTATTAACCGCTAATATTTCGTCAATAGCATCAATTATTTCGAGTTGATATGGTTTAATAACGATATTATCAAATAATAAAGTAGCAGTTTTAATTTCATCTGCATTGTTACCTAACCCACCATCACCTGTTCTAATTCCTAACAACATAGGTGAAGTAACTCTATGACCTACAATAAGTTTATCAAAACATTCTTTACTTAAGTACTCGTAGTGTGCAGGTGCATCGTTTAACGGTAAATCTTCAACAGTAGTTTTAGATTCCGCATTAGCGTTAAAAGCAATAATAACTTTTTCACCTCTTGCTCCTGTTAATTTACCCATTACATCACGCTTCATTTTATCACGCATTTCCTCTGAAGGAATACCATTATTGAAGTTGATTACTTTTGTTCCTGAGAATCCGTTTTGTACATCGTTAATTTGATAATCAGCTATATTTTCTTCTAATAAAGCATAAGGTAAAGAACCTGAATAATCTATTGGTGAATAATAATCAAATCCACTTACATAAGGTTGTATTACATATATTTCTACTTCATTACCATTACCAAAACCAAAAGCAGGAATACGTTTGCAATCTTCACTTGGTTTCTTTTTACTCCAATCGTAGTGATAATACCAAGCTTCTATTTGTCCTTTATCGTTGCATTTTTCAGCACGTAATGTTTGCATAGGAAAGTGTAGAACTTGTTTAACTAAATTCTTTTCTTTTACAACCTGCATAGCAGCCATTCCTAACAATTTACGTTCTAAAGATATTTTACGCAAATCTGAATCTTTAATAATAGATTTCATTTGTGCATATTCATTTGGCTTTTTATTAGAATCTAATGCATCTAAACCTTTACCATAAATCATATTAGCAATACCTGTAATAATTGCACCATTGGTAGCACTATATAAATATCTATCAATTAAATATTGAAAGTAATTATTATCACTTCCGTATTCAATGTAACTATTCTTTTTATTTTCTTGTATTACAGGGCTTGTATAAGCACTTAAATTTACTATTGATATATTACTCATAAATTTTATATTCGTTGTTTGTAACGTTTGCTACGTAATCATTTTGGTTTACTGTATATGTATCATTCGATTGATTTGTACAAAAGATAATATCTTTGTAAACTATATTTGCACCATTTTTAATAGTTAAATTATAAAATGTATTTTCATCTAAATCAAAAATAGTACTTGTTGTTAGATAATAACTTGATAAACTAAATGTAGCACTGATTGTAGTTTCAACATTTGTAGTTTCATTTCTTAAAACAATAGTATTCGCACTCATTACTCTTGGAATAAATGTTAAAGTTTGTGCTGTAGCTTGTTTTCTTAAAATTATCATAAACTATTTTTATATATTAATAATTTATATTCAAAATTGTTTTAAAACAAAAAAGGATGCTAAATAAATAGCACCCTCTTTAAAAAAAACAAACAATAATATTATGCTACAGTTCCTTCAACAATAGAAGCTAATATTCCTGTAGTTAACGGTCCTGTTACAAAGTTTGCAGGTACAGGCTCCATTCCTTGGAATTCCATAGAATATCCTGTTTTGTCAGCCATAGCTGCACCTGAAGAAATAGTTGCAGTAACTAAATCCATACCTTTTGTTAAACCTGCCATAAAGAAGTTACCATTGTTATCTTCTACTATGATTTGTGGTCTACCATAAGCTAATAATTTCAATTGCTTGTGGTCAGCAATAGTCAATTTATTAATGCTTAAAGTTAGTTTTTGGTCTACAAATGTAGTTCCATTTTCTCTTGATGAAGTTACAGTTTGTTCAAATGTTGAAGTCCCTTTTAATTCATATTTGTATCCAATAGGAGTACCACCTAAAGCAGTGATTACATCCTCTTGTCCTGCAGTTGCAGAATAAGTTACCGTTGTAGCATCACCCCAATTAATGAAGTATGCTGCTCTTAATCCACCGATTGAATTTTTACATTGTTCGGCTCTTCCTAATGATATATCGCAAGGCATAGTTTTATTTTTTAAAAGTTAAAAAAAAAGGGAAGGCATTTTACCTCCCCTTTTAAAATTTATTTATAATGATTATGCAGCAGGTGTGTAAAGTACAATCTCAGAACCAACACCATATTGAACAGTAGCTGTAAATCTTGCTACTACTCTTACATTTTCTGAACCATCGATATCAGCCATATCAATTACTTTAACTTCGTTTTGGTCAGATAATAAACCAGTTCCAAAATATAAGTTAGATTTTTGTGCAGCCATCATATAATCGTTAGTCATTCCGTTGCAAACAAAGATTTTAACACCATCAAAAGATAATGAACCGTTGTTAAACCATTGAGTTCCCATTGTATTAGTACCATTAGCTCCTAAACCTGATGCTCCGAATCCTCCTAAAGCACGTACATAATCACGAGCTACAGATTGTGAAACATATAAGTATAAATCTTCTTTCCCGTATAATGAAGCAGGAATTAAATCTACAACTTTTCCAAGTTCTCCGATAACGTTAGCAGCAGTAACTCCACCAGAAGCAGGAGAAGCTACATCAAGAACAGTAGCATCAGCAGCAGCAAGAGTTAAGAATCCGTCAAATTCTCCAGCAGTAGCATTAACACCTTTCCAAATGTTTTGTTCTGTTTTTTCAGCAATTTTAGAAACAACGTGTGCTAATAAAAAATCTGCAAAGCTTGGAGGTAAAGAATCAAATGCAGAATATCCCATTTGAACTGCTTCCCAATCAGATTTGAAGTCTTTTTTACAAAGTTGTAAATTTACTTGAAATTCTTCAGGAGTAATTACTCTTTCAGTTAATGTTACAGTAGAAGTAGCATCAAAATCACAAGTTGCGTTTTTAACGATTCCGTCAGTTGCAATTCTTTTGATAACTTCTTTGTATTTAATGTTTGGTTTTACTTCAATACCGCCATTAGCGATTGTAGAACCTGATAATAATGCTGCAGAGATGTATTTTCCTGCAAATTCACCAGCATAAGTGGTAGTAATAGATGTTGTAGTTGGCATAATTTATTAATTAAAAAGTTTAGACATAACGATATCTTGTGTCGTCATTTGTCGATTAGGTGATAATTTATTTAGTTTAACTTCGTTTTTAACTTCAGGTGAGTGTGTTAATGGTTCAACAACTACTTCTGAACTTAATTCTTCTTTAACAACTTCTTTTACTGATTTTAATTCAGCAATTTCAGTTCTTAATTTTTCAATTTCAGCAAAGAACATTTCTTTTGAAACTGATTCTACAATTCTTTTTGGAGTAGCAGCAGTAGCTTGAGCTTCTACTTCAATTTCTACTTCTGGAGCTTCTTCTTCTACTACCTCAGCAACTGGTTCTTTAATTTCAGCAATAACACCTTCAACAGATACTACTAAAATCATACCATCTTCTAATTCGTATTCTCCAACAGGCATAGGAACTCTTTCCTCACCATTAACGATAAAAACAGCATTATCCATTTCAAAAGCATCAGCTTCTAAAACAGTAACACCATCCATTAGTTTCATTTGAGCAAGATTTACATCCATTCCCAAAAGAGTTTTAATTTCATTGATTACATTCATATTTACTTATTTAACGATTATTATATTATTTGTCTTAAATAACCTTTTTGTCTTTCAACCTCTCTATCTGCTACAGAAACTTGTATAGCATTTTTAACTTCTTGATTTTGTTGAAAATCTAAACCTAACTCTTTAAATTGTTTTTCAATTGAAGATAAGATATCAAATAATTTTGATTTGTCATTTTGGTAATTATCTGCATTTTTCAAAGCTAATCTAGCAGCAACTACAGTATCATTATTAGATTTATTAAATAAGTCTAAATTTTTTTTAGCATTTTCAGTTACTGTTTTTAAATCACTTAAAGAAGCTAATTCAACTTTCTGTGTTGCTAATTCTTCTTTTTTAAATAAAGAACTAAATACTAATTTTTCAGTTTGCATAATTTTATTTTTTTATATTAATTAAAGTTATTTATTATTGTTATAAATTAGCCGTTAGAACGAACCGTAGTTCTTGTTCCATCTACATTAGTAACTGAACTTGATTGTTGTGCTACTGTAGCTCCAATTCCTTGTTCTTGTAATTCACCTTGACAACATTCTGAACTATACTTTCCATCTTTACAAAGACATCCTCTTTTTCCACCTTTTGGCGAACTTGTTTTATTTCCCATAATTTTATTTATTAATTTAAACATTACTCTTTTCTTATTTGTTTTAGTTTTCTACTTGCCCACTCTATACCTGCATCGCCACCCCAAGCTAACCACATTAATCTTCCACATCCTTCGCCTAATGCTCTATCTGAATTTTGTCTTTGTCTTTCAAATGAAGCCATTCTACTAATTGTATCTTCGCTTATTGGTTCTCTATTTGCTAATTGATTTGCTCTTGCTTTTCCAACAGGAGTTCCACAATCGCCCCAACCGTTTTCTTCTGCATATCTTAAAGCTATCTTTGCATTTTCAGTAGCTTGTTCAGGATAATCTGTATATGATTCTAAATTAGTCTTTTTTTTTTCGTTATTTAAAATAATATCTTTTATTTTATTTACTAACTCTAATTCTTTTTCTTGTTGCAAACTCATTTCTAATTTGTCTGCAAAGTATCCTTCAATAGAAAATCCTTTAACCTTACCTGTTTTAACAAAGTCATTCCATATAACATCATTATTAACTTTCATAGAAACAACCCAAGAACCTACAGGCGCATCTAAACCATACTTTTTAGATTTATCCATATCTGTATCTTCTACTATCCAAGATTCTACAATACTTAAATCTTTTAATTCTTTATCGTGTTCTAACGTAGCATTGTTTTGATTTGAATTCATTAAAAACAATTCACTTGCTTTACGTACAGTTTCATTTGAAAAGAAAATATAATATTCATCTTTACCATTTCTTCTATAAATGTGCTTATTAGGTATTAAAGCAGCACCCATTAAGATACGTTTTTCATCATCAACTTTAGCTAATTCTAATTGTTTGTTTAATGAAATAAAATTTGATTCTATTGCAGGAAATTCTACTATTGAAACTGCGTCAACTCCTGAAAGTTCTTCGTTTTCGTCTATTATTAGTTCTATTATCTTCATATTATTAAAATAAATTAAATTTTGTTTTGTTTTAATTACTATAAACTTGCACCTCGTATAATATTTCTATTCAATGCTTGTGCAGTTGTAACATCATTTGATACTACGTATGCTTGTATTGGTGTCCCTTGTTGCGTTCCTATTGTTTGTGCTAATTGATTTGTTGAACTTGCACCTACAACATTAAAGTTTGGTGGCATACTTGGTCCACTTCCACCTGCAGAACCTACACCACTTGAACTTGGTGCTCCACCTCCACCTAAAGCAGATAAAGCTTTTGATGTTGCAGCTATATTCGACGCGATACCAATACCTGCACTCACTCTATTTAATACTTTCTTTGTTGCTAAATATCCAACTCCAAATGGTCCCATTAAAGCTGCTGCTGCTGTATCGGCTGCGTCTGCTGCTTGTGTTCCAATTATAATTCTTGCAATACCTACTGCACTTTCACCTATAATTAAACCTTTTTGAACTGCTTCATTTCCTTCAAACAAAGTTTTTAGTAAACCTAAACCACCTTCTATGCTTGATAATGTAGCTTCTTGGATTGCTTTTTTACCATCGGCAATAGCCTTTTCTTGTTCTAATATTTTCTTTTTTGTTTCTGTAGCATTAGTTACTAAAGAATTATCTGTTTCTTGTTTTTTAAGTAAAAATTCATTTTCAGCATCTACTCTTGCTTGTGTTCCATCTTTATATAATTTTCTTTTACGTTCTAATTCAGCAAGGTCTATTGCTTGTTGTAATACTATAGCTTCTTTTTGTTTTTCTAATTTAGTTATTTCATTAGTTTGTTGTTCGGCATCAAATTGTTTTGATTTTACATTTAATTCGTTTTTTGTATCAATTTGGCTTTGTAATAAATCATTAGATTCTTTTGTTAAAGAATTTTCATTTGCAAGTTGTTCACTTTTTAAACCTTTAATTTGAGCTAATACACCTTCTACATTTGCTTCTGCATTAATTAAAGCAACTCTATTTTCTGTAGTTTTATTAAGATTATATGTAGCAGCTGCAGCATCTTTTTGAAGTTTAGCAGCGGACAACATAGCTTTTTGTTGTTTTTCTAATACAATACCAAGGTCATTATTGGCTTTAATTCTATCACTAATGCTTAATAAATCATTATCTCTAATTTGTCTTAAACCCTCTGCCTGTCTATCATATTGTTCAACTAATTTAGCTTGTTGAGCAGCAGCAATAAGTGCTGAATTTTGAAGTTTTATATTTGCTTCAGATGCTTTAAAAGTTTTTACTGCATAATTACTAATTGCATCAGCAGCTTCACCTAACGCTTTTCCTGTTCTATCAACTGTATTATTAACACCTGTAAATATATCAACTGATTCTTTACCTGCTTTTTTAACAGATTCCATAGCACCTGAAAAGTCACCTTCAAATACCTTTTTAATTGCTTCGCCTACAAAACCTATTGTATCTAAAAATGAATTAAATCTTTCAGTTAAATTTTCTTTAACTAAATCACCAAACTTTTTTAAATATTTTGTTGGATTTTCAAATACATCTTTAAATAGGTTTACAACTGCAGGAAACTTATCCATTACAAAACCAATCAAATCATTAAACGCAATAGATAAAGCACCAATAACAGTATTGAAAGTATCTACTACTTTTTGATTCTTACTTAATACATCTTTAAAAATATTAAAAGCTTCTAATACTAAACCAATACCAAGTGCTTTAATGGCAAGTCCCATTCCTTTAAATCCATCAGCCATAGATTTAATTCCTGATTCAGCATTTTTAGTTGATTTCTGTATGCCTTTTATTTCGTCAGAAGTATCTTCAAAAGTTGTATTTAATTTTTTAACATCTTTAGTAATACTATCAATATTGCTTTGTATTTCTAAATTGACTATTTTATTTTCCATTCTCTTTTGATTTTTTCAAATGCTTGTTTCCAAGAAGTTACTAATTTATATTTTCCCTTTGCTATTTCTATTACGTCACTTTGTCCGTAATGTTTTTCAAGTGCTAATAATTCTAAAATGTTCTTTATCATAATTCATTTAATAATTCAAGTGTACTTTCACCTGTTGTTAAATTTGTTGTAATCTTATTAATTATAAATAATCTATCTACAATTTTCATTCTATCGTTTAATTTAAGATTTAATAAAACTGATAATGGTAAATATGCTTTTAAAGTAGTTAATCTATTTTTAGGATTAAATACATTCATTATGTAATCTTTATAATACAGATCAAACAAAGTACCTGTAAAGTTATTTGTTCCTGTCCATTCGTTTAATTCAGCTTTAAAATTAATATTGCTTGTGCTTGTCCCTGAACTTAAACTTCTACTATTAGAAGGTAATATATAAGATGTAATTGGTTCGTGTGTAGAAGTAGTTGGTCTAAATGACATACTAATACCTGTTTGCAATATTGGATAAAATAACAAAGGTTTACAAAGTGATGATTCATAGTTACCTGTGGCTGCATTAAAATTATCAGTTGCAGAATAACCCCATTGTATGTTTTTTAAAACATTACCATTAATATCGTATAATCTTTCATATTTAAAATGTGCAAATGGTAAAGTTACTTTGTAGATTTCGCCATCTATTTCAGGTGATTCATTATACAATTCTCTACCCCATTCATAGTTGAATTGCTGATTGTGTTTTAAAGCTAAAAGTTGTTTTGTATCTTCATAACCAAATTCAACTTGTTTAAATGGTAAAGCAACATTTACAGTTTTTGTATCTGTAGTTATATATTCTGTAATATCGTAAACATTAGAAGTTGCATAAAAATCGTTTAATGTTTTTACTACTACAATTCCATTTTCTAAATAAGCAGTTAAATTAAACATTTTAAAAATACCTGTTAAAAAGTCTATTACTTTTATTTCAGGAGTTTGTTGTGCAATATCAAATATAAATGTATTGTTTGTATTAAAACTTCCTGTATTATAATTATCATAAACAACAGTACTTGGGTTGTCAGGTAAATCATATCTTGGAATACTTAACGCTGCAGATAAAGTTATTATAACTTGAGCCTGAATATAAAATGTATATTGTGCTACATCTAAAACACCTAAATTAATTGTTTGTGTGTTGTTTAAAGTATTACTTTGATAAAATAATTCACCATTTCTGTAAACACTAATTTTATAATCACTTGATGTAGTTGGAGTAATTATCAAATCTGTATTACCTGCACCTGTATTTTCAGTAACAACTAATGTATTATAGGTAGAAAAATAACTAACTGCACCTGTTCCGCTCCAATAGTTAATTAATTCAGGTGGATTGATTCCACTTCCTACTCCTTGAACATCACCTTTACTTCTATGCAACCATAAAAATAAATTATAGTAATCTAAATTAGAACTATTAAAGAAGTCTGTGCTGAATGTTAAACCGTATTTAGTAGCAATAGCTTGTATAATAGAATTTAAACGAATAGCGTATTTTAAATCACTCCATAACAATCCGTGATTGTGTCCACCACCACTTTGATAATATAAGTTGTGAACATCTTCTCCGTGTCCTGAACTACTATCGTAATAATATCTATTAGTGTGTGAAATAAATGGTGCAACTATATCAACTGAACTTGGATTTGCTTGTAGTGATGTTAATATATTTGAACTATTATATGTTAAATTATAAGTTGATAAATCTAAAGCGTTTAATTTATCTTCACCTATAAGGTCCTTCAGGTTAACGGTATTTCCAAAGTATGTTATTCTATAGGCATATGGTTTATTGTCCTTTAAATCAACTCCTTCTAACTTTACTTTACCTGTATTAAACCTAACTGCATCTATTTCTATGTATGCGTTTATTTTTATACGTGCATCGAAGCCACCATCAATATCATAATTATAATAATGTTTGAATAGTTTATTGTTTTCTGCTGTTGCAGGTATTGTAAACGTTTTAGAAAATTCTGTAAATATTTTAGATATATCTTTTACATCCTGAATCACTTGTGTAATAGAAATTGATTCATCGGCAAATAAATCTGTTCTTTGGTATTTACTTGCAAAATTTTGAGTACCACCTAAACCAAGTAAAGTAGTATTTAAACAATTATAATTTTCAAATATTCCATTATCAGCTTTTACTCTTGTGATAAATTGATTTTGAAAATCTTGTGTAGTATCTATATATTGATTGCTCTCTAAATATAAAGCTAAATTTAAAATCATAGTACATCGTTTAAAGAGTTGTAAGCGTATTCAAAATCTAATTCGTAATTAATTAATTTGTCTTTTAAAACGTTTTTAAGTTCTAAACTTTCTGTTTTTATTTTAACAGGTTTTCTATCCAATAAGATAGTTTCAGATAATAGTAAATCAGTAAGTACTTGAGAATAGTTTTCATCTACAAATCCTGTATTAATTTTTATTGATTTAGTTGCTGAGTGATTAAAAGATTTTGATTGACCTTTTAACGTATTATAATTAACCGCTTCAGGCATTAGCTTATAACTTTCTTTTTTAACTTGTACTGTATTAGTTTGTGCTTTATATAAAGTTAATGTTTGCCATCCACCATACGAGTTTATAAAGTCACATAATACAGGAGTGTATTTACATTCTTCTATTGGATATGTTAAAATATTAGAAAATATTGTAGGACTTCCACCATCAGGTAAAAATGATAAAGTCATATTAGAACCTTTAATAAAATTGTTGTCTATTTTAGCTAAAGTAATCGGAACTTTAAATAAATAAATTCCTGTTACTCCATTAAAATTTTCAAGTGCAGAATATCCACCACTTAATCTATTATATGTAACAGAAAATAAATCATCAACATCAAGAAATTCTACCAATACGTTTAAGTACTGAATTGTATTTACAGGATATGTGGTTTGTATTTGATAGTTATTTTGAATAGTAGGATTAAATAATAATTTAATACGTGTATCTTCAGCAACTTGTAAGCCATCCATATAATCTGAATAGCCATTAATACCTACATAGGATATTGTGTCTAATAAAGTATAAACACCTGCATTATTCCAATATCTTTTTACTTTGAATCTTGCATAGTTATTATTAGTTTCATTATTAGCAGGGTAATTAACATAAGTAGGTGCAATATTTTCAATATATTCTTTTACAAAGTTTGATACATTGTAACTTGTTAATCTTTGATTTGAAGTTGGAATAGGTTTACTTAATGTATATGTTGGTACTGTTGGTTCTGTTTCACCATTACGCCATATAAATAATTCTATCTTACTGCCTATTTGTGTAGATTCATTTACCTGAATCATAAATGGACTTCTAACTTTTACTACTTTCATTTTATATCTTTTAAATTGTAATCTATAATTGTATCTATATCCTGACCAAATGCTTTTAGTAAATCAACATCAATGTATTTCTTATATCCTGCTTCAAATGGTTTTGTAAAAAACAAACTTGGTTTAATACCTTTGTTAAATATTGCTCTTGTAATTAAATAAGCTGTTGATTCATAACTTAAGAACCTACCTTTTTTATCTCTAAACTGAAATCCTTTTTGTTTAACCCATTTATTTATACCTTGAGTTAAACCACCTTTTCTTCCTGTACCACTACCAAACTTATAAGGACTATTAGGCGCTCTATTAGAACTTGTTTTTCCCTTCACACCTAAATCTACAAATGTTCCGTAATCGTTCATCTTAAAGCCTACAATAGCATATTTATCATCTACAACTATTTCACCTTTTAAACTATTTGCTAATGAACTTGTATTGTTATGACCTGTACGTTTTAAATTATCCTTTGCTTCACGAATAACATAGTCACGAAACATCTGAATAGTTTTATTTACTTTTTCAAGTTTTAACATATTGTCATTCCGTTTTCAATAGCCATATCAAATGTAACTGTAACACCTGCTATTTTATTTTCAAATCGTTCTGTAAAGAATTCAATGTTTGCAGAATCATTTACCAATTCATAATCATTAGATAAAGCTCCACGACTTAATACTTCTAAAAATCTATTTGCTACTGCTAATTGAGTGTTCAATACATCTTGTTCGTTATCATTACCCAAGAATATATCTGTAACCTTTGACTTGCTTTCATCTACAATATCCATACATAGGATTGATATATTATAGTTCAACACAGGACCTGCATAAGTTACTGAATTGATTATAATATGACTTAAAGGAAATATAGTTTGTTTATTTAAATCAACTTTAAATATATCACCTGTAGTTACTGTATTAACAAATAAATCTTCTTGAAGTTTATTCTTAATTACTTGCGTTATTTCGTAAAATGTACTCATTATCTTTTTTTAATTAAATCTGCTTCTATTTGATTCTTTTGTTTTTCAAATGTAAGAAACGTTAAACATTGGTTAATTGGTAGTTCGGTAACTCTATCAAATCTTGTAACATCACCTTGAGCGATAGCATAGATTGATGAATACCAACCCCATCTTTTTCCAAATTGTGCTGTTGCAGAATAGTCTGCATCTCCTTGTTGTTCTCCAAATAAGTCATCGTACTTTTCAATAAGTCGTTGCCTAAATGATAAAAAAAAACATTGGCTCCAAATACTACATCTAAAGGAGCGTGTTTCATTACATCACTATATGTTATTGAACCATTATACTTTTCTATTTCATACGTGTCATTTATTCCTTTCTTTGTAATTGGTCTATATAATACTGCCATTGCTTTGTGCATATTGTCCCAATCACCTATGTATGAATCTAAATCTGTATATTCGCCAAATGACATATCTTCTAAATCAGGAATAAAACCAAACTCAACTCCTGCAAGTTTAAATCTATTTATAAACCTATGAGATTGTACATCGAACATTTTACCAAGTGATGCAGTTATTTCTAATACATCCTTAAATCTAATTTCTGCTACATCTTTTAAATCTATACCACAAAACGTTTGAACCATTTTCTGATTCAAGAATTCCATATCTTCATTATCTTTAGCTATCTTTAAAAAAGCCTGATATTGTGATAACTTAATTTCTTTTAATTCCGTTGGTATGCTAATCTCTAATTTCATATTATTGTTTTTTATATTAATAACTATTTGTTCAAATTGTATTAAACAGAAAAAAGGCACATATTTCTATGTACCTTAATTATTAATTCCAATCCGCCTTGCTCCCTGTAATATGGGCGGGATTTTTTATTTATCAGGGTTTTGAATTAATCTTCTATTTGTTGTATTGCTAATTGAATTATATCATTCCATATTTTTGTAGATAATATTTGATACACATCAATACCTTCTATAAATATTGCAGCATCTTCAATAGTACTACCTGAATTATCATAATCAGAACCTTTACAATAATATCCATCTACTTCAAATTCTATATCACAATAGCTTACAAATTCTTTAATCTTTTCCATTTCTTTTGTTTTAAATTTTTAACAAATATAATATAAATTTGTTACATAAATTAGTTTTAACAAATATTTAACTATTTAAATGTTCAGCAGCTATAGCATACATCTGTTGCATCTTTTTAATTTCACCTATATTTCTTGGTAGATTAATATTTACTTCTATTCCTTTAACGTGATGTATGTAACATTGTATTGTAGCTATTATTTGTCCGTAAGTCATTAGTATATAAAGTAATTACCTTTATTAGGATTCTCTAATTGACTTGTTATAGCGTATCTCATTGCGTCTATAGCATGATTGTAAGAATCTATTGGCTTATTCATTTTAACTCCTGATTTATCTGTTAACCATATATAGTTATTCAATTCATTTATTAAGTTCTTACTTCTTGATGTTACGTATATTTTGTTTTGATTAATTAAATTAATGCCATATAAGATACTGTCTCTACCTTTACTAACAGGTAATACATTATGACCATAACTATTCAACTCAGCAATTGATTTAGGCTCAGCACAATCAGCGTGTATTATATCATTAACATCATTTGCTTTTAATAGATTAGATATTTCACTATTCAATAAACCTTTCTTATATATTATTTCATCAAATATAAAAGCATCATTGTATTTATACATAGCTACTAAAGATGTTGGGTCATTACTATAACCAAAGTCCATTCCATAACATAAAATTCTTGCTTCTAAAGGTAGGTTTATTTCGTTCCAATCTGTTATACATACACCTTCTAAACTTCCTGTTTGTCCAAGTCCATATACTTGCCACCAATTAGCCCAATAAGAAGATGTTAATGCTTTAACCTTTGCTGATTCTATTTCTTTTATTATAGTATCTGATAATGCTTCGTTGTCTAAATATGTTAATGTTATAAAGTCTACATTATCTTGAGTTAATATTTCTTTGTCTACCCAAAA